CCCACACAACGGCGCTTATCGCTGATGGTGGGGATTTATCGGTGGTGACTGGTGCGCGCCTGTTGGCCATGCTGGACGCGGCCTGCACCGAAAGGGGCTAGAAATGCCAACACCACCTATTGACCCAGCCCTGTTGCAGGAGGCGATTGACCTTTGGCGTGAGCATGGCAGATCCGTTCGCAATGCCGCTGACGCTTCTGGGCTAAATTATTACACCTACGCATCGCGGCTGGAGAAAGCAAAGAAGCTGGGGATGCACCTCGACCCAGCGGTTCGTGACAGCATGAGCGCGGTCAACACAGGCATGGTTCCTGCGTTAATCTGGGCGAAAACAAAATCAGAAGACGGCACAAGTTATTCAACGCTGCTGAAGCCAGAGCAGGACACTGAGAGCCTTATAGACGCGCTACGGGACGGCTTGGCCGATCTTGAGCCAGGACAGTATGCAAATTGCGCTGACCCGCTTCATGCGGCCTCTGGTGGGCTGCTGGTGCTGGATCTGGCTGACGTTCACATCGGCAAGCTGACGGTTCAATCAGAGACGGGGTATGAATACAGCAGGCAAGCTGCCGTTGACCGCATGTTGCGTGGCACGCAGGCGCTTTTGAACAAAGCACGCGGGCATGGTGTGGCGCGGGTTTTGTTTGTTCTTGGCAATGATATCCTGCACGTTGACAACACAAAGCGCCAAACAACAAGTGGCACCCCACAAGACACCCACGGCAGCATCCATGAAATGTATAGGGATGCGCAAGCGGCTTACATCGCAGCCATTGAAACCTGCGCGGCTGAATACGTTGTGGATTTGATCTATTGCCCGTCTAATCACGATTGGTTGATGGGCTGGGCGCTGGCAAACAGCATTGGCACATGGTTCCGCAACCATCCAAACGTCCAGAGCAATGAATACAGCCTGTCTGAAATGCATCGCAAGTATTACCGATATGAGAACAATTTGATTGGCCTGACCCACGGCGACGGCGCAAAAGAAGCTGACTTGTATCCGCTGATGATGACCGAAGCGCGTAGCCATGTATCGGACGCGCAACACCGTTATTGGTATTTGCACCATTTCCATCACAAGATCCGGAAGGCCCAAGGCGTCAGGCCGCATGACCGCGAAAAGGATCACATCGGGCTGACCGTCATCAAGTCTGGCGTTGCGGCGCAAATGGGTGACAACGTGCAGATTGAATATATCCGCAGCCCGTCACCGCCTGACTCTTGGCATGACCGCAATGGCTATGTTAACAGACAGGCCGTTGAATGCTTTATCCACGATCCACATGAAGGGCAAAACGCCCGATTTACGCATTGGTTTTAAGATGGTCATTTCACAGCACGACATGAACGAACGCAGCCGGATCTTGACCGAGGCTGACGCGCTGGTGAATGGCGACCGTCAGGCAGACTACGGGACACCGCAAGAAAACTTCGCCCGCATTGCGAAGATATGGTCAGTCATTCTGGGGCATCCTGTTCGCCCCGATCAGGTTGCGCTGTGCATGGCTGGCCTAAAGCTGGCTCGGCTGGCTAATGGTCCGCACCGGGACAGTTTTGTTGATGGCTGCGGATACCTTGCTCTGGCCGCAGAGTTGTCGTCTGACAACCTATCTAAGCATCTCAGCGACTAGGGGCAGGAACCCGTGATCGGGGCCGTTGCGCTCCACCCAAGCCCGTTTGTTGTTGTGTATCGCCATCAAACCATCTTGATGACAGAGTTTGCATAGTGGAATGGTATCAAAGTCGCTGGCCTTGTTGGTGCCGTATCGGTCACAGATCACATGATGCACATCTGACGGGCCGGGCTTGCCACATATAACGCATGGAAGCTGCTTGACGCGGGCCATGTGAGCCCGCGCCTTTGCTGTGCCGCGTTCCGGCTTTGGTTGTTTTAACCCAAGAGGACCGCGACCGGTGAGGTTCAAAGCAACCACCTTTCCCATTTATGGCAGGCCGTGTTCACCTGCTTTGCCAGATCGTAAAGGTCAGTCACGCGCGCCTTGCTCTTTTTGGCGCGGTAGATGGCGGCTGCGATGCGATCCTTTTCCTCGTATAGCGCAGACAACTTGTTGCGGGCAATCGGGGCCATGATGGGCTTGAGCATCCAGCGCATCATAGCATTCCTAAGGCTTGGCGATACAATTCTTCGATTGCATCTTCTTCGGCCAAAACATCGGCACGCTTTTTGCGCAGAGACACGATCTTGCGGATAGTCTTTACGCAGTATCCGCTGCCCTTGGCTTCGACGTAAATGTCTGCGCGGGCTTCGGTTTCGTCAGAAATCCGCGCGTTCAGGTGTTCGATGCGTTCAACGATTGCGCGCAATTCATCGGCGGTGACGTTCTGTGTGGTGTTTGTCATGTCATGCTCTCTTTGGTTTGTTTTCAGGTAGTGCTGCGATCGCCGCGCGGCCCGGTGTCGTAACGCGCCAATGGTGGCCCTGCGTTGCGATGATGAACGGCTGGTCGTCTGGGGCTTCAACCCGTTCAACCCAGCCGCATTCTTCTAAGCTGACCAGACCCGGCCCTTTCACGCCAACGTCTGTGCCGATGAACGGCTGGTCGCCTATGTGTTCCAGTTTCTTCAATGCCCGCCAGCGAGACGGTGTTAGTATCGGTTTCATGCGAACTCCTGTTCATATTTCAGCGCTTCTGGATCGGTAAGGCGCACGCCCTGCTTTATCCAATGCCGCTGCATTTCATCCATAAAGGCGGTCATTTGCTTTTGCGTCATCAGCCGAGTTGTCGGCAGGTCAAAAGCCTTGATCGCGTCCAGTTTCTGTTCGTATGGCAGCGCCTTCAAGACGCGGTCATATGATGTGCGGAAAGCCTCGTTCTCTGACCGCAGGATCGGCACCCCAAACCGCAGCTTGCATTCGGCCCGCACATCTTCGTGCGTTTGATCGCCTAGCTGCGTGGCAATGTCCGTGAACCACCGCTGGGCCAGCCTGTTCTGGGCATTGGATCTGGGTGCGCCCTGCGTCCAAGTTACCGTAATGGGAAGTTTGCGTTCCCGCAGGATATTGGCCAGCGCGTCAACGTGAGCAGGGTCACGGATTATCTTTGTCGGCATCGCCGTTCGCCTCCATCCACCAATGATCGACCAAGACACGGATTACATCCTTGCGATCCATTTTTAGCGCTTTGACGGTTTGGTTAAGCACGTCAATCAAAACGGCTTTGTCTTTTCCGCCTGCGGCTTCTTCAATGCGTTCGAAGGTGTCGATGATGTCTTGGCGGTGCATCAATACGCCTCCTTTTCCTGCCAACGTTTTACGCCTGCGATGTCAGTGTCTTTGTGGTTCTTGGCAACATATGCCTCGATGAAAGCCGTGACTGCATCCCGGTCATTGCCTGCGATCCAATGCAGGGCGGCGCGGTGGTCTTCAATATCGTATCGGTGGACAGTGCGCATCCCCAATACCTTGTCTTTCTGCTTGGCACTGGCATCTGCAAGCGCCTGCTGCGCCTGTGCGGCCTTCTGGGCGGCATCGCGCTGTGCGTCTATGTCTGACGCTGATGCAGCCTTGGCGGCGTCCTCGGCCTCTTGGCGGGCCTTGTTGGCGGCATCCCATGCTGCCCGCTTCTCTGCCTCCTTCTCAGCGGCCAGCTTGCGCTTGTATGGGTCTTGGCAGGCGATCAGGCCTTTGACGATTCGATCCAGATCATCCTGCGTCGGTTTCCATCGCGCAATTTCTGTTTTCCAAGCCTCGTGCAACGGCTTGGTGCTTTCATCGCGGGCAGCGTTTAAATCCTTGAGCGCGCCCTTGATGGTTTTAAGCAAGGCGTCGGTTGCCTTGAGTTGGTCGGCATTTTCGATTGGCTGTCCGTCCAGCCAGTTTTGCGCCTCGTCAATGGCTTCGCCGTATGGGGCCAGTGCCTCGTCGATGGGGTCTGGCGGGTTATTACCGCCAACGGAAAGACGTGGATCGTTTGTCATGTTTTTGTCCCTTCTTTTCTCAATACGGTAATTCGTCGCCGCCCAGATCGGCATTGGCTGCGTGTGTCAGCCTCAGCTTGGCAGCATCCTTGGCTGCGCTAACGACTAGCAAGGCTGCTACAGGCTTTGGGATGCGCGACCAGCGTTCCTTGAGGTCGTCAAGGCTGTCTGCCTCGGCCAGATACTCGCAAGCCTTCTGTGAGGCCTCTGTGTCGATGGGTGCGGGCTTTGGTTCCGCTTTAGGTGGGGCCTTGGATGCGGCATTTCCATCATCATCTTCCGCAGCTATGCCTGTGACGCTCTCAAGCCCAATGCGCTTGGCATAGGTCGTGGCAGACTTCATGCCCTGCATATTTTGCTTGTCCACAATCATTGGAACGTCGCAATGAATGTGCGTGTCTGTCGCCCCGTGTGAAAGCGTGGTGCGCATCGCTGTTCCGTGTTCGTCGCGTATCACACTGTGATACATCGCAATGCCTTGCTCTGTAAGCGCGGGAACAGCGACCGAGACGACATCGGCCAGATCGGCATATTTGCTTTTGAAGGCAGGGTTTACCGATCCCTTGGTGACTTTGCCCATGTTTGCCTGTGCGGCACAGAGAGCCATGTAAATGTTTTTATGCTCAGTCATGTTACCAGCCCATCCCATGCCCGAAGATCAGGAAAGCGTAGCCGCCCCCGAAGATTGCGATGGCACCGATCAGGTCGGTAAGAAGGTCTTTCATTTTCATTGTCGTTGCTCCTATGCAAATTCTGTTTCGTCGGCCAAGTCGATGATGGCCTGCTGCAAGTGTGCGGGCAAATCGGTCAGCTGGACGTCAATGCCCAATATAGTCAGCGCCGCGACCTCAATGCTGGCGGGATCGACTTCATCCCAGACAGGCGAACCCGGCACGCCGTAGTCGCTGCGTTCTGTTTCAGCGTGGAATTCTACTTGGATCTCTTCGCCGTTGTATGTTGATGTGACTGTCATGTTTTTCTCCCGTGGTGGTGGGGGCCGAAGCCCCCCTTGGTTATGCTGTGCGCTGCAATTTGGCGGCTTCATCCCGGCTAACGACCGCGCCGTCAATGTAGCACTTGACGCGAGTGTGAATCTTGGGGCCGCGCCAAACCCGCTCTGCCTTAACCATTAGGTTGCCATTTTTAACAACGTATTCTGTGCTTCCTACGTTGGCCCGCGCATGTTGAATCATTGCGTCAAGGTTCATTGTCATGTGCTTGTCTCCTGTTTGCGTTCCGTCTAACAACTGTCTAACTTTCTTGCGGCGTTCTTGCAAGCACATATTGCGCATTGCCTGAAATAATTTTATGCTGACAAAACATAACACAGGAGAACGACATGGAACCGACACCGATCTTCACCGCTAACCTGCGGGCATATTCAGATGCATGGAAAACCAAAGGCGTTAGCCTGGGCCAGCAGGCTGCTAGGTGCAACATGGGCAAGCCTGCTTATTCGCAGCTGCGATCTGGTAATGTGCAGGCACCAAGCATCTGGACCGCTGTTCGTCTGGCCGAGGGGCTGGGCGTCACCGTTGACGATCTGGTGACAGACAGGCCGTCAGTGCGCGAGGCAGCTTGTCGTCGCATATTTGAGGGCAAGCATCGGGGGGTTTCAGCATGAGGGTTTTAATTGCCTGCGAATATTCTGGCCGCGTCCGTGATGCATTTATTGCGCGTGGCCATGAGGCTATGTCTTGCGACCTGCTGCCGACAGACGCAGACGGGCCGCATTACCAAGGAGACGTTTATGACATGCTGGGTCAGACTTGGGATTTGATTATCGCGCATCCGCCATGCACCGCTTTGACCGTGGCTGGAAACAGCACATACGGCGAAGGCCAGCCGAAATATGCAGAGCGCCTAGCGTCCGTGCAATGGACCGTTGATCTTTGGAACGCTTGCAAAGCGGTTTCGCCGCGCGTCTGCTTTGAAAACCCCGTTGGGGTGCTGCCACGTTTGGGCGGGATGCCAAAGCCAAGATATGTGCAGCCGTATCAATTTGGGCATCTAGAGCAAAAAAAAACCGGATTGTTCATTCATGGTTTGGCACCGCTTGTCCCAACCAATGACGTTTATGAGGACATGATGAAGCTGCCTAAAAACCAGCGGGAAAGGTTGCACTACCTGCCGCCTTCGCCTGACAGGTGGAAAATTAGATCGACAACATACCAGGGCATCGCAGACGCAATGGCGGGGCAGTGGGGATGAGGCGCAATCTCGAAGGACCGATCCACCAAGCAATTCTTGGCTATCTACGCCTGCAATATCCGCAGGCTGTGGTGCATCATTCTGCCAACCAAACAGACGTCAGGGGGCAGGCCATTGCCCGCGCCATTGCCAAACAGAAATTAATGGGCATGGTCGTCGGCTTTCCCGATCTGATGATGCTGCATGAGGGCCACTTCTACGGCTTCGAGATCAAAGCCGAGGGCGGATATGCCAGCCCTGCCCAGCGGGCCGTGGGTGCGGCTATAATCGTTGCGGGTGGCTATTGGGCCGTGGTGCGATCCATTGATGATGTCAAAGAGAAGCTGGGAGAGTGGGATGCGTGACCAGATCATAGCCCTGTTGTCGATTGTGCCGGGTGGCAGCGCCGAGACCATTGCAGACGATCTATCTGCGCTGGGCGGTGCGCCAGTGGCACAGGATCTTGTACAGCGGACCTTGCACCAGATGGATGACGACGGCGCAGTCATTTTAAGGCAGGGCTGGTATCGTCTCAGCGAGGCGGAAAAAAAACGGCGGGGAGACAGCAATGCCTCAACCCGCCAGTAAGCCGCGTGGGAGGTGCAGGAGGACACCACGGCTGCGCCCATGACCAGCGCATGGGTATCATAGCAGGTGCTGGGGAAAGGAAAAGCCCAGACCGGTTTTATGGGTCTGAGCTTGAATGTTGCCGTGGGTGCGGCTAAGGTGGGCGCAGTCAAACGCTGGGAATTTGTAGCACGCTGGGGAGCGCGCGGCAAGACCCGGCCCGAACAGAGGGCGAAAAATGGGCGAACAGCCTTTCATTAAATTTTACCCGTCAGATTTTCTTGGCGGAACTTCTGGCCTCTCACCAGCGGAGCGCGGCGTTTACATCACGTTGCTCTGCCTGATCTATGAGGCCAACAGCCCGATCCAGAGAGATGATGGACGGCTTGCGAGATGCTGCGGCGCACCTAAAGCTGCGTTCATCCGCATCCTTGACGGCTTGGTATCGCAGGGAAAGATCACCCAAGACGGTGACATGATTTCCAACAGACGCGCTGAAAAAGCCATTGTGGACCGCACAAATCGAACACAAAACGCAACCCATGCAGCGAAGCAAAGATGGGACGCACAAACGGAAAAAACCGTTACAAAACAAAGGCCCAATCATGCGCCCGCAATGCCAGAGCAATGCGCAGATGTATGCCAGCCAGAACCAGAACCAGAGTTAGATAAAGAAAGAGAACCTAAAGGTTCTTTGTCATCTGTCGATGACGTAGCCATCGCCTTTGCTGATTACAATTTCTTAGCAGAGGACATTGGCCTGCCTGTCGCTAGGGTTTTAACCAAGACCAGACGGGCGTCTCTCAGGGCAAGGCTTTCAGAAGCTGGTGGCATTGAAGGCTGGCGCGCCGCGTTGGCCAAGGCAAGGGCATCGCCTCTTTGCAATGGCGACAACCAGAAAGGCTGGAAGGCCGATCTTGATTTTCTTCTACAGCAGAAATCTTTTACTCGCCTGATGGAGGGCAGCTATGACCTACGAAATCGCAATGAACACAAACGCCCTTCCCAAGGACACCAGAACGGGGCTGACCCTACCCTTGAGCGCCTCGCTAGGCTCGCAGGCGTTGTCCAAGCACCGAGCGATGGTGGCTTTTGAGTTGGAAGTGCTGTCAAAGAAAATGGACCGCTTCGGATGGGACCGTGAAGCAGACACGCCGTTTCAGAACCGGATCATCACCGACTGGATGGATGCATTGCAGGATTATCCCCTTGAGGAAATAAAGCAGGCTTGCAAGGCGGCTGTCGCGGCAAACCCAAACAAGATCCCAAACGAAGGACACATCGTCGGCCAGATACTCAAGGCCCGCCGTGAGTTTGTCGCGGCACATCCACCGCGCAATGAACCAGAGCCAGAGCGCAAACCAGTGGACCGTGAACGGGCTGCGGCGATCATGGCCGAGGCAGGCTTTGCCCCAAGAAAGTTTGGCGGCGATGCATAAATTGCTTGAGGCGGTTTATGATATGTGTAAATGTGAACAGGCATAAGAGGAGATTGATATGCTAAGCATGACCATTGCAGGGAACGTCGGAAAAGACGCGGTTCTGCGCAAAACACAAAACGGCGACTCGGTTCTCGGCTTTTCGATTGCCGTAGATCAGGGCAAGGACAAGGGCGGCAACAAGCGCGACAGCGTTTGGGTCAGCTGTTCGATCTTTGGTCAGCGGGCCGACAGCCTGCAAAGCTACATTACCAAAGGTTCCAAGCTGGCGTTGTCTGGCAAGCCCAGCGTCAACGTCTACGAGGGCAAAGGTTCGCTGCAACTGCTGGTCAATGAATTGACGTTCATGGGTGGCGGCGGCGAACGGTCCGAGCAAGGCGGCTATGACCAGTCACCGCCTGCTGACCTAGACGACTCAGATATACCTTTTTGATCATGGCACAGATTGACATCACAGCAGAAGGCAAAGGCACGTTCCAGATGGTTCTTGCCAATGCCGAAGCTGGCGACGAAATCCTGTATCACGTCGGCAAGCACGCAGCGGGGGCGCATAAGCATGACGCCTTCGTTGCACACCAGCGCGGGGAATGTCTGCTCTATCAGCGCCGCTTGGGCGAAAGCCGGTTTGCCTATATCGCCCGCAAGACCCAACCATGAAGCCTTGGGCTACGGGTGACGCAATCGGATCTGGCGACGTTTACTTGCCGGACACCAAGACAAAGGCCGCATATGGCCAAGCCTGCCGCGCAGCAATCATCGACAGCGCCGCGCGACACGCAATAAACCTAACCACCCTGCAAGCACGCAGGGACTACATCAACGGCCACCCAGCGAAAGAACAACTAAAAGCGCGGGTGTCGAAACTATGGGAGAGCCGCAATGAATGACCCGCAAGAGCGTGTTGGCCGTGGGCAATGGTTCAGCCACGACGGGCCGATCTGGATTGACACGCTGGGCGATGAGTACTTGCTCAACTGCTACAAGACCTGCTTGCGCCACGGCAACATGAAGGCTGACGAGTTGCTGGAGGAGATCAAGAACAGAAACATGGAATGGAGATTGGACACATGCCGCCTAGCATCCGGCGCACGATCCGCGCAAAAACAATCCGCACGCTGACGGCACTGGCTGCGGCGCTAGCGATAGTCGCCACTGGCCTGATGCCCTTGGCAATGACAATTTAGGAGAAACGACATGACATCACTATACATAATCATCTTTGCAATAGGCTCGATGGAGGTCGGACACATCACCGGCAAGACCCACGCAGTCTGCGACCAGATGCCTGCGATGGTCGAGACCCTAGAAGAACTGTGGGGCCAGTCGGTTGACGCATACTGCCGCGATACAGGCATCCCGTTCCTGCGTCCGGTGGCACGGCCATGACAGAGCAAGAAATCAACATCGTCGCGGAAATGCACCGAGCGGGTCGCAGCCATGCCGAGATACAAAAGGCAACTGGATTTGGTTACACCAAGGTTGTCCGGGCTGTTGTCATAGCACGCAAGGCAGGCATAGTCCCACCGCGCAAGATCAAGGCATCGCCTCGGCAGCAGGTCAAAGACCGCTTCCAAAATCACATGATTAAATTTGGAAACATTGGGGACATATTGCAGGTTCTAAGCAAAGACCAACAGGACTGGATCATCAACGAAGTTGGCAAGAACGAATACGCTGACGTCGCTGAATACATCACAGAACTTGTCCGTGACGCACATGCAGAAAGCACAATGACCAAATGACCTACCAACCTGTCGTGGGGATCAACCCAATCTACAAATCAGGGTCCGTCACCCGCTGGCACGCCAACCCAGATGTTCCGGCGCAGACGCTTGCAGATCACCACGGCAGGGTGGCACAAATCATCTGCTACTTTTTTCCATCGGCATCTGCATCGCTTCTCTACGCAGCCTTGCATCACGATTGCGGGGAACTGATGGTCGGTGACGTTCCAAGCCCGGCCAAGCAAGACGAGCAGTTGGCACACTTCTTGCACCTACGGGAAGCAATCGCACGGCAGGAAATGGGCATTGACGTCATCGACCACCACGACCCGCGCCTGACCTTCGCTGACAAGCTGGAGGCGTACACCTACGTCGCATTGACTAGACCGGACATGATGGGGCTAGCCCAATGGGTCACATCTCTATCGGATCTGGGGCAGATGGCCGACGCACTGAACATATCCGACCGTCTTGTGCAGTGGTTTGAACAATAGATTTACAATCCATAAGCGGGCATAATCAAGTCAGGCAAGCAAAGGAGAACCAAATGGACGCGAAGAAAATAATCGAAAGCGCAATCTTCGGGGCTGAAATCCAGCAGGCACAGCACATGCTAGATCAAACCGGAGAGGCGTTCCGCATCATCGCTGAACTGCGGTTTAAGTTTTTCAAGGCGCATCTGGACGCAGGCTTTGACGAGGAAGACGCTTTGTTGCTGACCATTAACTGCATGGACGGAATGTAGCATGGGGCAAAAGCCTTGCGTCTAGTTTGTGGACTTTCTAGGCGCTGTCGTGTATTTTCTGGGCAACGGGCAAGGAGCGCCAGATGGCCAGATCTACACTGACACCAGACCAAGAGCGGCGTAACGCCTATGCAGCGGCAAACATGCTGCCGTTGCCTTTCGACGACAACCGGCCCGTGAACATCCTTGACCTGCCTCGGTCTGAATTTATGGCAATGCTGCCAGAGATCCAGCAGAGCGGCGGCGACGTTGACATGATGCTGCGTGAGTATAATCGGCGCAACTCAATCTTCGCCCCGATCATGGATGCCGCAGACAGATCCAGCCAAGAGATGACAGAAGCTGGCCGACGCCCCGTCGCTGGCACAATGGGCCTGCTGTCTCGGAACATTGAGGGCGACCTTGGCCTGCGTCCAGAACCGATGGCAGCACTGACTGGCCTTCTAGGCGGAACCGCTGGGGCCGTTGACCAGACGTTGAACGCCACTGTGGGCCGTGTGCCTGCCGCTGATGTGGATGCAGCCGCCCTGACGGGCGCTGGGCTTGCTATGGGCGGGGGTGGCCTGCTGTCGCGTCCTGCTGGCTCTATCGGCATGGGCGGGCGTGTGGCTGCGCCTGATCTTAACGTTGCCAGAAAAGATGCCTCAAGCATATTTGGGGCTGGCACTGAAAGAGTTAGATATACTGATCCAAACAGCGGCGGAACAATGGAAGTTGTGGTCCGTCCTGATGGTAGCGCATCCGTATTAGAACTTGAGGTGCCAGAAGGGTTTCGCGGTCAGGGCATTGGGCAAGCACTTCAATCGCGTGTCATGCAAGATTTCCCAGTAATGGGCGGGCAGGTTTCTTCTAGAGCCGCAGCGACAACCGCTTACAGATTGGGGCGCAGACCTTATGGCAGGCCGGACGCAACAATCGAAGATGTGTTCCGAGCAATAGACGAAGACAGTTCTGTAAATTTAATAACACCCGCTGCGCAACCGCGTCCCGTATCACCAGCCCAAGAGGTTGCCGCCCTTCTACGCTCTGGACGTGCTGCCGATGTCACCGACGAAATGATGGCACGGGTGGATCCGCAGGAAATGTTTGCGCTTTACCAGCGGGGCGAGACAGGCATGGACCTGCCGATGGATGAAGCCAGTAGGATGCGCCGAGCCATCCAACAGGGATTTGACGTAAACGATGAAATGTATCGTGGCGATGCGCCGCGCTTGGCGTTTCAAACAGGCCAAGGCCAGCGAGACCAAATCGGCGTAACAATGTCGTCCAGCCCAGATGTCGCGGCGTCTTACATTCCGGCTCGTGGTGATGGCGGCATTTACCCGATTTTTTCACGCGGCCAAAGTGATGCAATCATTGATGCTCAGGGCCGAAATTGGAATGTGATAGACCGCAACGCGCGCGTCGGTTTTCAGGGTGATGATTCATTGCTGCGTGATTACATTCCAGACAGTTACTTTGAGCCATATGATGTCATGTCTGGAACGGATTTTCTTGACACGAACGATTTATCTAGGATGTTTCAAGGCTATGGCGCAGATAGGGTCAGGTTTAACGACTTGGTGGATCGGGGAGGGTCCGCAAAGTATTATGGACCAGAAAGTTCAATGCCGTCTGATGTTATGATGGTTTCAAACCCAGCAAACGTCCGTTCCCGCTTCGCCCGCTTTGATCCCCGACTGTCTAATCTATCCAACCTCAACGCAGCCAACGTATCCCCACTAGCAGGCTTACTTGCTACTGGTGCAGGACAAGCCGAGATGGAGCGCCTTCGTCCGTTGCTTGGCTTGCTTGCGGAAAGATAGACGAAGCAAAACAAGCGTGCTATCGTGTGCGCCAACAATGGAGAACAAAGTGCCAGCAGGACGTCCAACAGACTACACGCCAGAACTTGTCGAGAAGGCTTGGGAATACGCCAATGGCGGATGGGAAAATGTTGGCGACCTTGTGCCAAGTGTAGCAGGTTTGGCATGTGAGATTGGCGTTCGCCGCGAGACTTGCCACGTCTGGGCAAATGACAAAACAAAAGAGTTTTCTAACATCCTTGGCAAAATAGCCGAAACGCAAGAGCGTCAATTGCTGCGCGGCGGTCTTGGTGGGGTTTTCAACGCACCTATCACAAAGATGATGATGACCAAGCACGGCTACTCCGACAAGGTAGAGCAGGACGTCACATCCAGCGACGGATCACTTGCGCCGACGCGCATAATCATCGAGGCCGCATCGGCTGATGACAAACGCGACGATTAAACTTCCGCCGAAGCTGGTGCCTGTCCTGTCGCCAAACAGGGGCGCTGCACGGTATCGGGCGCTTTATGGTGGTCGCGGGTCTGGCAAATCATTCAGCGCCGCTCTCATGGCCGCTGTGTGGGGGTATGCTGAACCGCTGCGCATTTTGTGCGTGCGTGAGTTCCAAGCCAGCATCAAGCAATCCATGCACGCGGAGATCAAGGCGGCTATTGAGGCGCATCCTTGGCTGGAAGCGCATTACGATGTCGGCGTGGATTACATCAAGGGCGCGAACGGCACCGAGTTTATCTTTCGCGGGCTGCGGCGGAATGAGCAGTCAATCAAGTCGCTGGCCAAGATCGACCTGACGATTGTCGAGGAGGCCGAGGACATTCCAGAGGGATCGTGGTTGGCGTTGGAAGCCACGGTATTCCGCCAGCCGAATTCCGAAATCTGGGCGCTGTGGAATCCAAAGACGGAACGCAGCCCGGTTGACAGGCGTTTCCGCCAAGACAATCCGCCGGGCCTGTTCTCAGCGGAGATCAACTGGCGCGACAATCCTTACTTCCCCGATGGCCTAAAGGCGCTGCGTGAACAGCAGGAAAAGACGCTCGACAAGGCGGTCTACGATCACGTCTGGGAAGGCGCATATCTGCGGGCGCTCAAAGGCGCATATTATGCCGATCTGCTGGATGTGGCCCGCAAGGAAAACCGGATCGGGTTCTACAACAAGCACGGCATGAACAAGGTCTATGCGGTCTGGGACATTGGCTCAACATCATCGTCAGCGGATGCCACGGCAATGTGGATCGTGCAGTATGTCGGTGAGGAAATCCGCTGGCTGGATTACTACGAGGCTGTCGGCCAGCCATTCGAGGCGCACGTCAATTGGCTGCGTGAAAACAATTATGCTGATGCGACATGCGTTCTGCCGCACGATGGGGTCAAACACGACAACGTCTACAGCGTGACGCCAGAGAAGTTTCTGCGCGAGGCTGGGTTCGCAACGTATGTGGTGCCGAACCAAGGCAAGGGCGCTGCTGTCCAGCGGATCTATGCATTGCGGTCCATGTTCCCGCAGTGTCGGTTCAACGAGGACGCAACGGTTGCCGGGCGTGAGGCGCTGTCATGGTATCACGAGAAATGGGACGACAAGCGCGAGATTGGCTTGGGGCCAGATCACGACTGGGCTAGTCACTGCGCCGATGCTGCTGGCCTTGTGGCTGTCTTCGCACCAACAGCCCGTGGTGAGAGCGCGACCAAGAACGAACCGATCAGACGGAACCTGCGCGGTCTAGCGTGACGGGCTGGGGTATGGTAATGTGCGACAAACTTAAAAGGAAATCCATCAATGCCAAAAGGTCTTTATGCAAACATTGCTGCCAAGAAAGCCCGCATCAAGGCTGGATCTGGCGAGAAGATGCGCAAGGTTGGCACCAAGGGCGCACCAACAGCGGCTGCGTTCAAAGCATCTGCTAAGACGGCGAAGAAGCCTAAGTAATGGCGAAGTCACCGGCATGGCAGCGCAAGGAAGGCAAGTCGCCCAGCGGCGGGCTGAATGCCAGGGGGCGTGCATCCGCAAAGGCAGAGGGCATGAACCTCAAGCCGCCTGTCAAGTCCGGTGACAATCCGCGCCGTGCATCCTTCTTGGCCCGCATGGGCAACGCGCCGGGGCCAGAGCGCAAGGACGGCCAGCCAACGCGGCTGCTGAAATCATTGCAGGCATGGGGCGCATCCAGCAAGTCCGATGCCAAGAGCAAGGCGAAGGCTATATCTTCGCGTAACAAGGCGAAAAGCAAATGAGCATTGCAAGCTACAGCGCGCTGAAAACGACGATTGCGGACTTCCTTGACCGCGATGATCTAGCGGCTGTTATCCCGACGTTTATCAGTTTGGCTGAGGCGCAGATGGAACGCGAGATCAGGCACTACCGCATGGTGCAGCGTTCATCGGGTCAGATCGACAGCCGCTATTCCGAGATCCCCAACGGCT